CTAACTCATCTGCCTCTTTGAGTCACAATCATCGCCCCTCGGGTGGGAACCACTCCTGCTATCGACAGGACGTGTTTTAACCACTTTTCCACCGTGAGTATGTGCCACTACGCACCCCAGAATGATTGAACTGGGTTTATTGACCCCCCACAGCAACTCCTACCCCCCAATGAACCCGGGGGGGTCGAAGTTTCTCGTGAAACTCCATAGCGAAACCGGGTTTGAAAAACTCAGTTTCACGAGTTCATTGGGTCAGTGCTCCCCCTTAGCTAATAGCCAAGGGGCAGGCATCCTATAAAGAAGCCCGCACTGAAATCATCTGCTACTGATCTATAAACGTGGGCAGTTGTTAAGGCTGTCCCAACGTTTAAATGCAGCAAATGACCGTGCGCCGATAGATCCGTAGTTACCGGATTATACGCACTAGCATTATACACGTGCCTAGCGTGTGTGTGACTATAGAAAGGTACTTCAATCTCAGGAAACATCCCCATGGCGCCATTGCCATAAACACTGGCGTCCATCGTTGTGACGGCTGCTCCACCGTCCTCAAAGTTCGTTCCATAATCATCTACTACTCTCCCCATGGTTCTATTTGAATAGACCAACCGGGATACGTAGCCAGATGTTGTGGCAACCGAACCAGGAGACAACTTAATCCGGACCCCGCCTCTGTAATATCTAAACATACTAACATAGTACGAATAAAAATCACAGGGCAAGGGAGCGGCCTGAGCAGCCCCAAGCTGAAAGACATTACACTGCGTAAGCCATGGTGCTACATAAAAAGCACTTTTGGCTGCGGAAGAATTGGTCATCAGCGAAGTAGACATCTTGAGCAGTTGTCTGAGGGAGAGAATCCTCTCACCCATACAATATTTGGCAGGCTCAAGAGTGGTCATTACCTGAGATTGGGTGACGGTCTCTCCATCTTCTTGTCCATGAACGTCACCACCATTACTCAACTTGGGGGCCATTCCCTGAGGCTTCAAGCCAGGCAGCTGAAGAGCAGGTTTGACCAACCCAGATTGACCTATCAGACACGGTACCTTAGGATTCCACGCAGAATCAGGTCCCCATTGTTTGGGGGCCGCAAACTCCATGTCCTCAGCACCGCACACCTCCATCAATATATCAACTGAAGGTGACACTGTATCCGGAGCAGTTAATGGATTCAGAATCCACAAACTGGCAATTCCAGTCCAGTGGTCTGTCCGCGTGTATGGTGTCAAACCAACATACGGAACAGTCACACTAAATTCACTTGATGTTCTCAAATCAAAAATTTCCTTATACAAATACTGAGTCCCATCAAACGTGGACTCAGTTGATGGTCGATTAAGACCAGGCATATATGAGAACATCAGTCTACCACTATGAAATTCCGTCTTCACAACTTTAAAATGAAATGTGATGCCTCCTCTCCAGAATCGGAAGGCGTTAGCTAAGTACCCGACTACTGGACCAAATTCAATAGACCTAGTTCCAGTGCTAGTTGCTAGCGGAATAATCGTACCAAACTGCCTAGGGCCAATGGGATAATGTCCCAATGCTGTACCCACAGCAGACGCAGTAGACCAACTCAGTACTCCAGTATATGAGGGTATCTGAACAAGGTGAGAAAATGCCATTTCATCGACGTCCGTCCCAGCAAAACCGGGAAGATTCTCAACCTTGTTCCTAATGCTGACAGCAAGCTTATTTGAATTATCAGCTGCATCAACATTATGCATATTTGGAAATACTGTAGGCACCCCCCTTGCGAAGGGGCCCTCGATAGTGGGCTTAGAATAGCCCAAAGCTAAAGCTGATCGTGAAACAATATCAGCAGCCCAAGACACAGGAGCAGTAAAAGCCGAAATGAGTGGGATTTCACTCAGGACACCAGCAGAATTTGATATCCGCTTGGCCAACCCAGAGATTGGTCCCAGGCCGGCTTGATTAAGCTCCTGGTCTGTGGTATCTACACCGCCAGTGGAATTACCTCCTCTGGCTTTCTTTCTCCTAATACCGGACTGCGTTAACAGACCAGGAATAGTAGGGTAGACAATCTCCACATCCTCGAAATGGCACCAGATGCCAACTTTAACGTTGGATGCTCCGGCTCCCACTTTAAGAGCCGAATACACCGTTAGGTAAAAAGTGCCATAATCGAAGGTATCGTCAAGCAAGCTTGCATACAAGTTATTGCTGACGAAAGGAATTTCCATTATTGCCTCAGTGTCATTAGCCACGTCAATATCAATACGTGGCTGCTGAGTCAACAACTGAAGGCAATAGAGCGACGTGAACTTTCGCTCAGGTTGCATCTCTGATGACTCCGGCAGGTACGACAAAATAAGTCGCCCTTGCTGAAATCTTTGTCCATTAAGTTGAACACGAATGACCATCTTGGCTCGAAAGCCATAAAAGCCCCTCATCTTCTCCTTGTAAGAACTCTTAGAAATGCAACTTGACGGCATGGGCATACTAACTAGCTGGGAACCCACAGAACTTGTAACAGAGTAGGTACCCGTCCAGCATAACACTGGCCGCCTAAGAAATTCCTTAAGGTCATGAGCGCGCTGATCCATAGTAGAACTGCGCAACCCCGCCCCAATATTTACATAATTGGAAATAGTAGCCCTTTCGGGTTCCAAATCCTGGTGGAAGGTAGTAAGAGCCTCCCTCTCTACATTGGCCTCAGTTAATGGTTGGGCCTGACCATCGTTATTATTATTATTCGCAGGTCGGGGTATATAGCGAAAGACTGACCTAGATCTTCGCCAACCGTCAGGTGCACTGGGTATTGGCGGGACTGCCACCGGGGGACCCTGTGCGGTAAACTTAAATAAGTACACCCATAACAAAAATAGCAATACCAAGACATTAAACCTGACGGATAATTTATCCTGTCCTGGCAAGATCACATTCTTGCTCAATAGTAATTCTCGAGCTGCGCAACCATCTTCAGAAGCGCAACACGATTCACCACGGGTGGTTGGTAATTCAATCTTGCCCGGGCGCCAGCCAACCATCTTGGCGCCCAGATCTGAAAATCCTCCGGCGAGTGCATTGACAACTCCATAATAGAGTTGTTCACATTCGTCTTTGTAATTTCCAGAGAATCCGCACCTTTCTTGGTAAAATACAACATGTCCAATATAGAAGTCATGGACAACGGGGCCACATAACGCCCCAAAATGGGCTCAAAACGAAAACCTCGCTTCAGGAAGGTTAATTCTTTCACCTTCCTATATAAAACGATAGCTTCAGTCTTGAGCTCATCTGTGTAATCAAAACCAAGATCGGCCATAGCCCTGCCCAAAGTCTCATAATTATAGAAGCTTAGGCAATCATCAGCCACATTGCACATACTATCATCACCATACCCAATGAAATAGACCTTATCAGAAAAATGAGAAAGGCCCTTAATT